TTATATTATTTTATATTATTTTATATTATTTTATATTAATTACAACTTTTATATATTAATTACGTTATATTAAAATATAAAAACACTTTTCAAAATATAGTAAGGCTACTATGTCATTATTAATCCATGAATCTATAAAAGAAAAACTAGAATACTTTCATTTAATCCATAAAATACCCAATATTCTTTTTCACGGACCAACTGGTAGTGGTAAACGAACAATCGTGAACGATTTTATACATAAAATTTATGATAATAATAGAGAGAAAATCAAATCATTTGTTATGTATGTAAATTGTTCACATGGCAAGGGTATTAAATTTATTAGAGAGGAATTGAAATTTTTTGCAAAAACACATATAAATTCAAATGGTGGCAATATTTTTAAAAGTATAGTCTTATTAAATGCGGACAAGTTAACAATGGATGCACAATCTGCTTTACGTAGATGTATTGAATTGTTTAGTCATAATACTAGATTTTTTATTGTTGCAGAAGATAAATATAATTTAATGAAACCAATATTATCTCGATTTTGTGAAATTTATGTACCTGAACCTGTTATAGATGGCAATATAATAAATTTATATAACTACAATTTGGATAAAACATTTAACATAAAAAATATAAAAATAAATAGACTAGACTGGTTAAAAAAGGAATTAATAAAATCAATAAATAAAAAAATAACAATAGAAAAATTGATGTTATTTTGTACAAAGCTCTATGAAAAAGGATACAGTGGTTTAGATATTATTACTTTATTAGAAAATCAAAAATTTTTAGAAAATTCCATAACAATTGAAAAACGTTATGAATTATTATTAGCATTTAACCGTGTTAGAAAAGAATTTAGAAATGAAAAACTGATAATATTATTTATTTTAAATTTTGTGTTTTTAAGTTCAGAACTCTCTTTAGAAAATATAAGTTTTATGTAATATGGATGATTTTAACGTAAGTTCACTTCACGAATCAAAAAATGAATGGGGTGCAAGATTAATTACAATTTTAACGCCATTAATTATTGATGGTTACAAATCTATTTTAGAGGAAGCATTAAAATTATGTAAAGATAATGGTGAAATGGATAAATATTTAATGACATTTCAAAACTTTATTTCAAGAATCCCAAAATGGAATTCAACCATTATTGAAACAGAGAGAAAGAGAATTTGTGAAAAATCAGGTTGTTCTTATTTAGAAGATTTGGTTAGTTGTGTTCATGTTATTCAACTTAAAATACTCACTGCTATGCGGGTTGGTCAAAAACAAAAAAAAATAAATATTAATATTCCCAAATTAGATGATTTCATTCATAAAATTTATGTAAATGTAGCAAGAAAAATATATAAAAATGTATATTTATTTGAAATTAATATTCCTCCATTAAATATTCAAAAGAATAATAGAGAGATAGAAATAATTGTTCAAGAATGTATTTTAAATACATTAAGAGAAAGTATTCCAGTTGAAGCAATATTAAAAGCTTATATGGATGAAACAGTTGAAGAAGATGTTACTGAAGAAATTAAGGAACAAGTAATTGAAGAACCTATTAGTAAATCTTCAATTAATAATAATAATAATTTGCAATCTATTAATACAATGAATAATAATACTGTAGAAAATAAAAATACCGCAGCAAATAACAGATTATCATTTAATGATACAGATTATGTTTCAAATGAAAACGGAAATATTATACCTGTTATAGTGCCAAAAACTGTTGAACATTTAGAAAAAATTAGTAATATGAGAGCGGAACAAAGAAAATTAGATGAAACTGATGATGACAGTGATAATGAAAGGTTAACCATTTCTAGTGAACCAATTATTTTAGATTCAATGGATATTCATGTCATCGATGAACCTAAATTGGAATTATTTCCTGATTTGTTAATTGATGCAGAGATTTTAGAATAAATTGCGTAAAAATAAAAATAAAATATACAATAAGTATTTTAAATGGATAATATTTTTATTATAGCAGCAGTTATATCTGTTATTTTTATTATAACAAAATTTATTGAAATGAGATTTATTGAAAAAGAATCAAAACCATTAAAGTTATTAATCAGAGATGCGCTTTTAGTATATTTAAGTGTTATATCTGGATATTTTATTTTACAACAATTAAAACCTATTATGCAAGAAGGTGGAAACAGTGCTGCAGCAACTCAAGTATTTACAGATAATCCAGAGTTTTAAATTATTACAACAAATATATTATTGATATTATATTAATAATATATTATATATGAAAATTGATAAAAAATGGATACGTATTTTTTCTAGTTTTGTATTATTTTTTATAGTATTAGTACTGTATACTAATACTAAAATTATTTTAAGAAATAATTATAAAGAAACTGATAATAATTTGTATTTAATTGTATTATTTATAGTAATGGGTTTATATTATTATTTGTTATATCATTAGGATTACTATATTTTGATGCTAAATTATTTTTAAAAAACTTTTAAAGAAATTATAGATAGTATTTTAACGTCCAGACCACACTTTGATAATAGGTTTTGTTATTTTGTTATTTTTCACATCATTTTCATAATTATCGTATGTATAATTACCAAAATGTTGATATTTAAAAATATGTCCTAACAGTGCCTTTTTTTTAGTAACAAAAGAATATTCACTACAAAAAATTACACCTAGTACTCTTTCGAGACAACATCTATCTTTTCTACGTGTAACAACTGTAGTCATATTTGTTATGTTATATTTTCTCTCCAAATAAATTAAAAAATCATGATTTATAAATGCTTGTGACCCAAAACATCCAAACCAATTAAATTTATCTATTCCTAATATTTTGTTATTTAATGTAAGTTTATTTTTAATTTCAATAGAATTATTTAAAGAATCAGCTAGTTTAACTGAATTATTTACAGATTCATTATCAGAATAAAAATACCAAAATGGTAATACTTTAATTCCTATTAATTTATCAAAATTAATTCTAGTATGGAAAAAAACACTATCATGTATAATTATTGCATTATCAAAAAATTTGTGTTTAATAAAATAATAATAAGGTAATAATTCTCCTCTACCAAAAAATTCAGATTCAATTATTTCTATATTTTCAAAATTGTAAAATGATTTCAAAAAATCTTTATTGCTATTATCATCAATAATAACAATTTTTCTATATGGATAAAAAGTTCGAATACATTTAATACAATTATTCCAATATTTATTTGTTAGTTCAGAAATAACGTGTCTTGTTATTATAAATCCATAGTCATTCATTAATAATATAATTTATAATATTAATGAAAATTAAACATTGTATTTATTATTTTATAATATAGTTTTCTAAAATAAAACAGGAATTTTATCAATATCTATAACATCATTTGGAATATCTCCTTTAAAATTAGCAAATTCTTTAAATTCTGGTCTCTCTAACTGGGCTTGTGGTGTATGATTATGAACACACCTAGCAATCATTTTGTATAATTTAAAATCAGGATATCTATCTAATCCATTATTTTTATATAACATATTAATGCCTTTATCATCTAAGCACCATTCCACAATTAAACGTGTAACAGGGTCACAATTATTAATATTTTTAATTTCACTAATATCTTCCACAACATAATCAAAAATAGAGCAAGCCAAACGACATAAATCAAAACTAAAGTTTGGTTCTAAACGCGATTTTTTATCATTAAAATATGGTTCTGTATTATATTGTGTTGCTGCATCATTTCCATTTTGAAAACTATCGCTGCAAAATAATTTACCGTCAAATTTATAAATACTTCTACCAAAATCAATAATTTTAAAAATTCTTCCAAATGTAGGGACCTTGTAGTATTGTTTTTTATAACAATAGTAAATATATTTTTTGTCTGTTTGGTTATACATAACATTATTGGAATGTAAATCATTATGAGTAAAAGAAAATGCTTTTTGATATGTTATTAAAATCATTATTATTTGCATAAAAGCAGAAAACCATTCTTCATCATTTAAATCATTATTTAATATTAAATCATCAAATATACTTTCACAATATTCCATACCAATAACTTGAACAGGAAATTTAGGTATAGTTACATTAATTCTTTCTTCCTCTTCATCTTCTTCTTCGTCCTCATCTTCTTCATCTTCCCAAATGGTTTCATCAGCATCATCATTATTATCTAATTCATCATTGCTTTCTATTTTATCACAGTTATCACAATTTTCTTCAACTTCGTTATCATTAGTATAAGATGTTCTGGATGAACATGTAGAATTTGATTTTAAAGTTACATTATTTTCATTTTCATTATCTATTTTTGTATTTGTAATGTCAACAAGTTCATAATCCGCATCTTTTAAATCCGATAAATTTAATATTTTATTTTCATTATCAAAAACATCTTCAAACATATCATCATTTAATGATTTAATTGATAAATTAGATTTTTCACTTATATTATGTTGTATTTTAATCGGTTTTAATTTAGCATTTTCATTTTGATATTGAAATAAATGTTCATAGTTATCAATTTTAAATAAATTATTTTTATTTTTATTAAAATAATCAGAATTATTCAAATAATCAATGTCATCATAAATATTCAATATAAAATCATTTTTTATAGCTAAAAATGAACCATAGTAATCAACCCCATGGTTAAAATTATAATGATGAATAAGATTACTTGATAAAAATAAAAATAGACCATCCACATACGCAGAATTATTAAAATCTAAAAATTTTGAATTACAATTATTTTCGTCTGAATTAATATTTGGCAAATTAAAAATACTCTCGTCATTTGCATTATATTTTCCAATTAAAAATTTAAAAGGGTCTAGTAGTGGTGCCATTTTAAAAAATATATCTTTTTCCTTAACCTTGTTATTATTTATATTTTTAATGCGACAATTATATAAATTTTTATTATCTTCATTCGATGCATTTATAGATGAAATGTACCATTTATGATTTAAATTTATATTGTTAAAATTGCTTTCATTCAAACTAAAAAATTTATTATAAATTGGTATATAATTTTGTGTTTTAGAGAGAAAAAGTAAATCAGGTGTTTCTAAACTTTTAAAAAGCTCTAGGTTTTTTCTTTTTTGATAGTTAACGTTTATCATTAGCTACTTAATATATAAATTATCTGAGTTTTTAACTTATTATTATTATTATTATTTATTATTATTATTATTATTTATTATTATTATTATTATTTATTATTATTTATTATTATTATTATTTATTATTATTATTTATTATTATTATTTATTATTATTATATTATAATGGCATTTAGAATAGAATTTAATAATTTAAATATGCCAATACCTGATTCTACAGAATTATTACCACAATTTGATAATCCAACTTATCAGGATATATTTAGACGTGTTCAAACTAGAGATGGGCCAGTAACAAAAAGTAAAAAAGGATTTATAGGTTGTAAAATATCACAACTTGTAAATACATTAATTTGTTTAATATGGAAACCTGAATTAAATAGAGAAGTTTCCCCAAAAATTTTAAGATATATTGTAGATTTTTTAATTGCATCATATGACAAATGTATGACTTTGACAGTGATTAATAGGCCATTATATCAATTTATTATGAATAATCCAACTTATATGAATTGTTTACCTCTAGATGATACGAATTTATATCTTGCTATTAACCCAGAAAGAAGTTCTTTTTTTATTATGGCACTTGTTCTTGACCCATCCGAATATAATGCTATAGAATACCCTTATGGAACTATATCTCATTTTTTTACCATAATTAAACGTGACAGTGGTTTTAGTATATTATCATCTTATGGAAGTAGTTGTGTCGCAGTTCCTCAAAAAGAAACACCAATAGAATTATCAGAATTATTAAGATGCATTCAGGCATTAGAAAATCAGCGTAGTCATAATATACAAATAAAACAAGATGCTGATAGAATCGTCATAACCTTTATACAAAAATATTTTTTATCTGGTGGAGAAATAAAACGCGATGTTGATAGAAATGAAGAAACTGGGAAAAAAATATTTAAAACTTTTGAACCTAAAGAAGGGGCAGAAATGGAAAGTCAATATTATACTAAAACTTTTCATCGATTTTATTATTTTCCTGAATATGCTGATTTAGTAAGAAAAAATGCAGCAATAGTTTTGCTACCTCTTGGCGGTAGTAATAAATATTTAAGAAGATATAGAAGAACTAAAAGAATAAAAAAATCTAGGATGAATAAAAATAAAAATAAGAAGTCTAGAAAAAATAGAAAATAAATTCGTTTTTTATTATATTTAAAAAATTAAATATAATATATGACACTTGAATTAAAAAAATTTGATATGAAAAACATTAGTTTTAAGCCGAATGAAAATAAAGGACCTGTTGTTGTATTAATAGGAAAACGTGACACCGGTAAATCATTTTTGGTCAGAGATTTACTTTATTATCAGCAAGAAATACCAATTGGCACTGTTATATCTGGTACGGAAGAAGGAAACGGGTTTTATGCCAAAATGGTGCCTAAATTGTTCGTACATAACGAGTATAATACGGCTATTATTGAAAATATTTTGAAACGACAACGCACTGTTTTGAAGCAAATTAAAAAAGAAATGGAAACATATAAACGCAGCACTATTGACCCACGCGCATTTGTTATTTTAGATGATTGTTTATATGACGCAACATGGACTCGCGAT